GAACGCAATCAACGTTTCCGTTGATAAAGCAATGTTGGCGTTGTTGGCTTCAAACGCCGGCGAAACCGCTTCAGGCGCGGCCAATCTTTCAATTCCTTTCTTTACAACCGCCGGCCTTCCAAATCCGATGGCATGGGCGCAAATCCTTTCCGAATTTGACGCAATGGGCGCAAGCGGCGCGCCAATCGTAATTGGCGGTCAAATGGTTGACCTTTATGCAAAGGCTCAATCGATTGCGTGTTGCAATACCGTTGCCGGAATGGATTTGAGTCAAGGGGCGGGAACGGCTTTCTTTTATTCCGATCCGTCAATTAACACCGTAGCAAGCGCAACAACCGGTTATGCCTGGGCGCCTGGCGCGGTTCAAATGGTTGTTTGGAACAAATATTTGGGCGATTACGCGAAACGTAACGATTCGTTTGAACACGGTACAATTGTCGATCCGTTTACCGGCCTGGTTTACGATCTGAAAACCAGTTACGACGATTCCGCGGAAAAATGGTACGTTGAATTGGCGTTGAATTGGGCGCCAATTTTCATGCCTACCGGTTATTGTGTGAACGGGGATTCAAACCTGTTACTTGCAATTGAAGATTGTTCCGCCGGTCCCGTGGCTTGCCCCGCCGGTTAATAAATTGAATTTGGGGGGCGGAAACTCCGTCCCCCTTACCCCTAACCCATAAAAAATAAAAAAAAATGGCTATTTGCAATTCAAGTTGCGCGCCGGCATTACCGGCAAGTTATACGGGGGGATGTTCAATCATTACCCGCCCCGGAGGAATTAAGCAATTCGCGTTCGTAAAATGCGATTACACGTTTGACGACATTACCGATCGGGACGAATGGTCGGCCGCAATAACCGCCGGAAACGCGGTTTTGTCGGGTTATATCCTCGGCCAAAAACCCAAAGGAACGTTCACCAAAAAACGGATTGCCTCCTGTCAACCGGAAGGCGTTGTTGGAGCGGAAAAACAGTTGACGTTCCAGGATTACAACACGGATACCGTTACCGTTGCTCCGAACCCCGCTTGCCTGGCTTACACGTTTTGGAATACAATCCTTACCAATCCCGGCGGTTACAAGTTCGGTTACCTTACTTGCGATAACCAGTTTTACGGATTGGTGAATGATTTCCAAATTGAAATCGACGAAGTAATTGAGGACACCAATAACGGATCCACGTTTTTCGATGGAACGATGTTTTGGAACTCAATCGAAATGCTTTGCCCGATTTCATTGGACCGTGCAGGCCTGTAAAAATTAGTTTAGTAAAATTGAAAAACCGGGGGCCGTAACTCCCGGTTTTTTTTAATTTAGAATATCAAAACCAAAACAAATGATCGTTCAAAAACAATTGTTAAACGTCACAAAACCGGAGGTTATTTCCGCCGTTCATTCATTCAATTACTATTTGGGTAAGTTTTACAAAATCCAAATAATGAAGTTGATCGGGACCGATTACGCGGAGGAATTCCAAAAAGGGACGGCGACCGGATTTGTAATTGAACAATCGGCCGGAAATTTCCGGTACAAACTCAACCAGGACATCGGATTTGTTTTGGAATGGATGAAAGAGGGACACCCTGGAATTGAAATCCTTACCGTTCCGGTTAAAAATTGGGATTTGTTCGTTATCCGGATAAAACCCAAAAACGAAAAAAAGAAAAAGGCACCGGAACCGGAACCGGCCGAAACTCCGGAAACTATTGTTGAACCCTCCGTTTCCGATGAAACAACCGTTTAAGTATTTGATCATTCATTGTTCGGCAACCCCGGAGGGACGATCGGTAACGGCCGAAACAGTCCGGAACTGGCACACAAAACCGAAACCGGTTGGGCGCGGTTGGTCCCGCGTAGGTTATTCCGACCTGGTTTTATTGGACGGATCCCGACACCAATTCGTCAAACACAATTCGGACCGGTGGATTGACCCGGCGGAAATAACCAACGGCGCGGCCGGGATTAACTCAATTTCACGGCACGTTTGTTACATTGGAGGATTGACGGCGGACCGATCCAGGGCAAAGGACACGTTAACGGAGGCGCAAAATGCAATGTTATCGTCGATTATTGCCGAATGCCTGGCTTACGCTCCGGATATTTTAATTGCCGGACACAATCAATTTTCACAAAAGGATTGCCCCTCGTTTTTCGTTCCTGACTACCTTCGTGAACGGTGTTTGATCAAAATACCGGAAAAAAACATTTATACGAATAACCCTTACAAATATGGTTCCTGACTGTCTTAAAAATTGGATTGGTGTTAAATGTTTGACCAATTCCAAATCGGGTTTTTACATCAACGATTTGGAGGGTTTAAATTTAAAATACGCCGCGGATATTGTGGATTCGGATTATTTGTCCGGACTGGAATTCCTGAAATCCAAAATTGATTTTGCGACCGCGCTTGTTTTGGAGGATCTCAAAAGGTACGCAATGCCTTATTTTCGAATCAATTCAATCGTTGACGAAATAAAGGTTGGGGAATGGGCGAACAATTATTTGGCCCCGGCTCCGGTTGATCGCGGTTTGAAATTGACGGTTCGGAATTCGCGTTTACTACGAATCCGGGTGAATTCAATTAAAATAAAAATTCAACAAGCCAATTACGCGCACTCCGTCGAAATATCCGACGGCCTGGTTACGGTAACGTATCCGTTTACAACAGACGCGAACGGGGAGGCGGAGGTTTTCCCGGATTATTTTAGCGAAACGAACGTTGTTTACGTTACGATGAACGACACGGCAATTAACGTCAATGATACGGACGTGAAAACCGGTTGCGGTTGTCAATCCAAATCGTCGAACTATATTACCGCGAATGGTTGGAACGGATCGTCAACGGCGAATTCAACCTACGGGTTGATCGTTACCGCCAACGCTGAATGTTCATTGGACGAAATCGGTTGTATCCTGGCAAGTCAATTGACGTTTCCGATTTTATACCGTTCCGGGTTGGAGGTTGCAAAGGAAGCAATTACAACCGATCGTTTGAATTCAATTACCTTACTCGACACGGACAAAGGGAATTTCCTATTAAATACATTCGGCGCGGAATACGATAAATATATGAAATCCTTAATTGATTCGTTGCCTCAAGTAATGAAACGCGTTGACGATTGTTGTATTATTTGCAATCAATCCCGTTACGTTCAAGGTTTACCATAAAAAGCAATGGCAAAAAAACTAACTCATTCGGAAAAGTACGAACAATTAAAAAAGCAAACTGAAGAGGCGGTAATGTCCGTTGTCGAACAGGATGGAAAAATTGTTGTAAAACGAAAAAAGAAAAAGTAATGGAACATCAAACAATCAACCGCGGTTGCGGATCCTGCGGAGGCGGTTCCCGCCCCGGTACAAATCGACCAATTCGCCCGACAAAACCGAAACGATGAAACCAATAATCGAAAACGATATTGTTCCAATAATAAAATCCGTTTGTTCACTCAATTTGAAAACGGAATTCCTGTTATTGTCCGCGTTCGGAGGTTTTTCCCTGGGAATGATTACCGGGTTTGTAACGGATTGGATTTTTGATCCGGCCGTTTCTTATTTCGCAATGATAGGTTTGATTTTGGCGGATCATATCGCCGGAATGACCGTTGCGATTAAAGGGAAACGATTTAAAACCCAAAAGGCCCTGCGAATATTTTGGACGTTGATCGCACACACCGGTTTGTTGATTTTTGCGACCAATATTGCCCGCGGAACGGAATCCCTTTCCTGGTTAAATGAAGCGATATTCGTTCCGATTTGTGTAGTGAATTTGATTTCCCTTATTAAAAATTTGACCTTGTTAGGGCTAATCAAAAAGGACCTGGCGAATTTCTTTTACAAAAACATCGATGTTCACAAAAACGATTTTGCGAAAAAGCCGGAAGATTCTAATTTGGATCGTCGCGGCAACGACGGTTGTTAGCGGTTGCAAATCGCGCCAAAAACATTTTGTTCCGGAATCGGAACCAGTCGTTCGTGAATATTTTTCAATCGCGGAAATCGATACGTCGATTATTGTTCCGGCCGCCGGATTCGATACGGTTTTTCAATGGCTAACCGATACCGTTGTTATTGTGGACACGTTAACGAATATCAAATTCCAATTGGTGCGGTTGCCGGGGGATTCGATTTTGATCAAACCCGAATGTCCGCCCGACACAATTACCGTTACCAAATACCGATCCGAAAGGGTTACGGAGCGGGAAACGGAACGGGTTTACGGGATCCTGGACGGCAAAGGAAAACAAATCCTTATTGTTTTATTGGTTGGAATCGCGGCCCTGTTTGCCGCCGGTTATTTGGCTAACGCTCTGAAACGATGACACCGGAGGAATTCAAACGGAAATTGGATTTGGCCGCCCGGCAAATTGCCGCGAAACGCGGGGATATTTTGTTACTTGGTGTAAAGGATTTGGAAGGACGAATGAAATCCCGGATATTCAACAAGGGACTGAATTCCGACAATTCCAAAATCGGTAATTATTCCAAAGGTTGGGCGTTTATTCGGAAAAACGGGAAACCAGTTAAAGGAACGAAAGGCAAACAAAGACAAAAACCGGACGGATTACAAACAAGTTACATTGACCTGGAATTCACCGGGGATTTGCGCCGTT